CAATTCTTCTTAATATACTCCTCGTCAAAGGTCTCTACACCTTGTGGATAAACACATAGATGTTTCATTTTTGTATCATATAACACATCTGATGTGTCAATATGAGTTACAGGTTCTAATGTTGCGGTCATAGGTTAATTACTTAATGGTGCTTTAATTGATGGGTGTGATTGGTAGTTCTCCAAAATAACATCATTGACTGAACTACAGAATATTCCATCTCTAACACTAACCTTTGGTAAGTCGTATGGTTCTCTACCAATCTGTTCTTTCGCTTGTTCAATATGATTTAGGTAAATGTGAGTATCACCCAAGTTACCAATCAATTCGTCAGGAACCATATTCACTTCGTCAGCAATCATAGTCAATAACAATCCATAACTTGCAATGTTGAATGGTAAACCTAAGAATGTATCTACCGACCTTTGATTCCACATTAAAGAGATTGCTCGTTTAGGTACATTTAAGTTATCAAAGTACTCTTGTATATTAGGAACTTGAAGTTCAAGTGGAACCATTGTAGGGTCTAATTTTTCAAAATATAAAACATACCGTTCTTCCAAACTCAACTCTCTTGTATAAACTTGAAATCCATAATGACAAGGTGGAAGAACCATTTGGTCTAATTCACCTACATTCCAAGCATTAACCATCATTCTCCTTGAGTCAGGACTTGTTTTAAGGTCGTTGATTAGGTATGTAATTTGGTCTATTCCGTACTCAATCCTTCTTACACCTGCCTCTTTACTCTTATCTTCAACTACATCCCAACCTGTATGCCAACTTCTCCATTGCTTACCATACACAGGACCTAAATCACCCCACTTATAAGCAAACTCATCATCAGTTTTGATTTTGTTGATGAACTCTTCTTTTGTTAATGTCTCAACTTGGGTTGATACCCCGGCAATAACCGAATACCTCTTATAAGCATCACCATCCCAAATATGACAATTATTATCAACAAGGTATTTGATGTTGGTATCACCTGTTAAAAACCATAACAACTCAGTTACAATCTGTTTCCAAGCCATCTTCTTGGTTGTAAGAAGTGGAAATCCATCTTTCATATTATGACGAATGGTGTAACCAAAAATTGATTTGGTTCCTGTGCCAGTTCTGTCTTTCTTCTCCACCCCAAAATCTAAAATGGTTTGGAGTAATGTTTGGTATTGTTTATCTAACCCGTTCATATTGTTCTATTGTTTTTTCTAATTGATGATACATTTCTTTAATTCTCATTCCTAATGTATATGGGTCAGAATGTTTAATCGCATCTAATGTTATAACGTGATTTACTCTAAACCATTGAGGTGTTGTGTATTGTTTCTCTCGCCCCCACATTCCCTCATACTTCATAAACGCAACATCATGCATTTTTACCAAACAATCAAATCGTATCTCACAAATTTGTCTTGTGTCAGCTTCCATTTCGGATACTGGTTTTATTTCAATTTCGTTATTCATAACTTTTTATTTCTTTTTTTCCTTATTTAAATGATGTCTTCCAATCCATCAATCTCATTTCTTAATGTGTTAATCTTTGAATGGACATACTCCTCAAGCTCGTGAGATATCTCCAAATACTTTCTTCTCAGTTCGTGGAACTTTTCATCCTGAACTTCTTTGAATGATGAGTAATGTTTGAAACAATAATGGATACCTTCATTCTCCATTCTATAACGAACCATTTCAATTTCCTCAAGTTCGTTGTGTAGTTTATCAATTTTTTCCATATACTTCATCTAATATTTGTTCGTAAACCTCATCGTATTGTTTTCGTTGTTCTTCGGTCAATGACTCATACAAATTTAACATAAACCACTCGTCCATCTTATACGCAACCTTCAAATCTTTTAAGTAAGTTTCACAATAACTCCCATCAGGACTCATTTTACACATTGTTACCTTACAACAACCATCTTCACCACATCCCGAGCATACAGGACAATATATGGAGTCTTCATCCCCATACTTCTCCCTGAACTCTTCATTGTGTTCCAGTTCGTGTTTAAACCATTCAAAACTTGGGATGTCCTCGTAACCTATGAAACTATCTGCATATCTCTGATATAGGTTCCATTCAATTGGTGGATTATTTAATTTTTCAAATATGGGTCCCATATCATCGGCCCATTTTTGTTTCCACTCCTCAAATGTAAGAGTAGATTTAGGATTTTTTTCTAAAAAATTCCAATATTGTGTCTCTAATGTTGCCATATTAAACTGAAAATAAAGTTACCAAAAGTGTAATTGTGAAAACAATAATCATTATTACCAAACCTGTCAAATCAGTTTCATTATTTTGTCTATTCATCGTATTATATTTATTTCAGATTCAGTTTCAATAATCACACGAGCACCGCAAGATAGTAATGTTTTATCATTACCACCATACACAACACGACTAGGTCCCAAGATTTCAACCTCGGAACAATATGTGTTCTTTCTACCTTCTTTAATGGTAATGACAGGGTCTAACGTATTGTTCTTTTTGTTAGCCCTTATTTTGTGTTGATTTACGTGGATATACTTCTTCACCCCACAAAGATAATGCGGAATTAGTGAAGAATCAAATTATTGACCAATAACAATATCACCAGGATTCAAAGTTTTCATCCCATCAATTTTCTCCTCAACCTCATCATAAAAATAAGCCTTAGTGACAGCAATTATACTTTGTTCGGTCTGAGCAACTTTTGAAGTCATCCAATCCTCTAATTGGTCGTCATCAGATAGATTCTCCCACATTTTATAAGCAAGAGTCGCAATTGTGAACAATTGTTGTTTAGTCATCTTGTTCCCATCATGATTGGTACCGATAGACTCTCTAATCTTATCTAATTGTTTTTGTGTAATTTTAATTTTAGCCATATCATATAAATATAACAAAGGGTGTAAAAATACACCCTTCGTAAGAGCCCAACTCGGATAGAGTCAGTCCACCACTTTGTAAAACAAAGACTTTACAATTTATACATCCAAACTTTATAAGTTTTAGTGTTATCCATCAAATCAACAAATGTTAAACCTTCAATCACACCATAATTCATATTGTAATTATACAACGTACCAACTAAATTACCCCAAGGTGTATCATATAATTCCAATTTATAGTTGGATGGAGTTGAGTAAAAATAGTACGTAGACGGTTGACTATTAAATGAGTAGTTATTTTGAACAGTAAATGTTAATGTATCAGTTCTTTCCTCAGAGATAAAATTAGTATAAGTTATTTGAGTAATGACCCAAGTAGTATTACTAAATCCAGGTACATTCATTTGACTTTCATCAATAGTTACATCATAGTTCTGATATGGAGAAATATTTGTATTATATTCCTCATCTTTAACACATGAAGTCAATCCAACCAAAACAAATAAAATAAAAAGTAAATTTTTCATATTAGTAAGTAAAAATAATTGATTGTTTAACTATGTGATTTGGGATGTGGAATAAATCGTCTTTACCATCATATATACTGAACACCCTATCATTGTTTAATGATAAATTAAGTAAATCCATAAAAAGTTTGAACTGTATTTTGTCCGAAAACTCCTTATCAATTATAGTCCCAAAATCAGGGTGAATTAGTTTTATTCCTCGTTTCATTTTACAAAGATAATACTTTTTTTTGATTTTACTTAATTTTGTCTGATATTTTTTCCAACATTTTCATTACGTTGGATTCTGCAGATGTATTATTTGGGTCATTTTTGAGTAACTTAATTGACCTCAAAACAAAATAACCAATAACACTAACTAAAATGATATCCATTAAAGATGTTCTTCCTTTCATATTTTTATTTTTTACAAATTTAGTTTAAATTTTTTTCTTCACCAAATTTTTTAACATAATAATCTATGGTAATATCAATTCCATCACTAAAATTAGTTTTTGGCTCCCAAGCAAGTGTCTTTTTTAACTTTGAATAATCTATTGAGTACCTAAAATCATGCCCTTTTCTATCTTCAACAAAAGTAATTAACTCATGAGAATTTTGTTCCCAATCTTTTAAATTATCAATTTTATCACAAATTATTTTAGCCAATCTAATATTACTTATTTCATTATCTCCACCAACACAGTAAGTTTCACCAATTTTACCATTATGTAATATTCTATCAATAGCATCAACATGGTCCATTACAAATAACCAATCTCTAACATTTGTTCCATTACCATATATTGGAATGTTTTCCCCTTTCAATATTTTTTTAATGACAGTAGGTATGAATTTCTCATCATGTTGATTTGGCCCATAATTGTTCGAACAATTCGAAATGATAATCGGTAAATTATACGTATGGTAATAAGCCCTAACAAAATGGTCAGACGATGCTTTTGAAGCAGCATATGGACTTCTTGGGTCGTAGGATGTTTTTTCATCAAATGAACCTGTCGGTCCAAGATGTCCGAAAACTTCATCAGTTGATATGTGATAAAATAATTTAATGTTATTTTTCAATGAAGCATCTAATAAATTTATAGTTCCAACAATATTTGTATTAACAAATTTTAATGGATTACTAATTGAATTATCTACATGTGATTCAGCCGCAAAATGTACCACAACATCAAATTTATAATTTTCAAAAAACTTGAATAGTCTGTCCCTTTCAAGAATATCAAAACTTATAATTCTAGTTCTAAAATGGTCTTTAATATTTTTCTTATCTGACGCATATGTTTCAGAATCTAAAATAACCAACTCATAATTTGGGTATTTTTCTTTCATATGATTAAAAAAATTGGACCCGATAAAACCGAGTCCACCTGTTACTAAAATTTTCATAAAAGAATTAATAAGAAATATTGATTATATAATCAACGTAAAACTAAAAAAAGTATACCAATTAAACCAATACCCTCAGCAATTGCAATGTTTCTAAAGGTTTTTACTTTACCTTCTTGTTTTTCAAGTTTCAATTTAGTCTCAGTATGTTTGACAACCTCTTCTTGGTACTTATCTCTTTGTGTTTTAGCTTCTGTCTCCATACTTGTAAACGCACGATTTAAGTCCTCAGAATGTTTTTGTTCTTTTAATAGTTGGTCATCACAATTATTTTTGTAAATATATAACTGTTCAATCTCTTTCTTTTGGGACTTTTCAGTTTTAATAATGGTTAACAACAGTAACTCTTGTTGTTTATTGAAGAACACTCCTGTGTCACCTTCATATACAATTCTATGGGGCTTCAAAACTTGACCAAACGCTGTCACGCTGAACAAGATTAAGCTTGCCAAGATTACTAATTTCTTTAGCATTTTCTTCTTTAATGTATTTAATTTTGGTGATTACTTCACCTTGTTTATTATCATAAGCAACTCTTAAATCACTCATCTGTCTGTTTAAAACATTAACTGAGTCTCTTAACATCTCAATTCTCTTAGTGTCTTCAATAGTTACAGTAACTTGTGGTTTATTAAATAAAACAATAATAGTGACCAACATAGAAATAAAAACTAGTCCAATAGTTATTTCTTTCCAATATTTAATTAATGATTTCTTCATTTGATTCTTCTTTTACAATTACTTCAGTATTATCTTTTGATTTTCTGTACCCTAAAAGAGTTGCTCCGATACCTGTGAAGATTATTGACTGTGTTATAACATCAATATCTTTATTTAAAAACATTTTATCAACACATCCCATTAAGAAACAAATACCACCTATCGCAGTTATATAGATACCCATAGTCCCACTTCCAGATGTTTTTCCGTTTGAGTTTGATGTCATCTCAGCGAAAGAAAACTTCTTAATATCGGCAATTTTATTTTGTATAAATTTTCTCATTTTAATAAATTGTAATATTCTTTGAAGTGTTTAATTCTATCAGGTAATCCAATGGTACCTCCATTAACTCTTTTAGTTACCGCAGTTACTGTGGCGTCATCCGCACCCTTATCGCAAATAGACCAAAGTTTGTTAGAGTCAAAGAAAAATGCCGCAGAGGCCAATGGATATTTGGTAGCAACTAAATCAGGATTAGATACTGTATCCTCTCCAATGAATTTTGCAAAGTTCGTATAGTTTGATTTTCCAGTCAATTGGATATATCCTCTGCCGCGAAATTTAAATCCTTCACCTGTTGACTCATCACCATTACCCATTCTTCCACCATAAACACGAGATGCAATCTTTTCAGGTTGTCTTGCGTATGATTCATTTAGATTTCCAGGAAAATACTTACCAAAGATTTTTTTAAGTCCATCTGCAGAATAATTTAAATTCTCTTGTACTGCCTTAAATCCACCTGACTCATGACCACACTGAGCTAAAAAATGAGCCAATCTCAAAGGATTAGTAATATTAAATTTCTTAGCAGTGTCAGGAATTTGAGCAATTACTGCATCAGGAATATGTCCCTTCAAATTCTGTAATTTAAACTCTGAACTAACAGGAATTACAACATCTTCTTTTATCACCTGAGATTGTTGAGTCGTAACCCCAAACATCTTTGACCAAGTTCCCTCACCAACAATACCGTCAGCGGTTAATCCGTTTGATGCTTGCCATTCTTTAACTTTGGCAGCAGTTCCGTTACCGAAAATACCATCGGCAGTTAATCCTAATTTTGCTTGGAGTTTCTTTACATCTTCTCCGTTTGAACCAATTTTTAATAACATAATGTTTAATTTTTATAATAAATATTATAAAAAAGACTAAATGCTATTTTTTTATTGAGATGTAAGTGCCGTTATACCACCCAAAAATTTCGTCAGAAAAATGTTTATCGGGTTTAAAATTTACAATATTAATTTCTATCTCCTCAAAAAAAGATTCATTAGGGAATCTAACTCCCACTTTCGTCCTCTCGGACACATTGTTCTGCAAGTTTTTTTCCATATTCAGCGTTTCTTGTAAAAGGGTTGTCATAACATAAGTCCTCATTATCCTTATACACTGCCCACCACCATTTTTGTGACCCCATCTGTTCTACCCGAAGAATGTAATTCTTGTATAGTCCAATAAAGTTATCCTTATCTTGTTCTTTCCACTCTACCATATTTATCAGTTATATCATCATTATCGTTAATATAAAATGCAATATCACCAACCTTAGGTTTCTTATTAGTATAATACATCAAACCATTCTCAGCAATTACTTGCCATTTAGGTGTATTCTTTTCATATGATTTTTGAACACTTTCCACTCTAATTGGCCAAACATTACTTTTGGGTTCCGCAGCTATTAGAGTATCAACAATGGTAGGTTCGGTAATATTTTTATGAATTTTAAATTCATTTTTGGGAGTTACAGGTTCAGTATTTGGTTTACGCAAAATTATTAGTGTAGATATTAGTATTAACAACACCGCACAAATAACAAAAAGTATTTTATATTTTTTATTCATAATATAAATGTAAATTAAAAAACCCGGTATGTCAACCGGGTTCTTTTATTATATATTTTCTTCTTCTGATGGTGGGGTTTCTTCCCCTTCATCTATCAATGGTTCCTCATACGGTAGTGGTTCTTCATATGGTAACACTTCTTCATTATATACCTCAGGTTCCACATACGGTGCAGGTTCAGGAGTTGGTTCCTGTCTTACAATAATAATTGGTTCCTGTGGAGGTCTTGGGGTTGTTGGGAATTCACTTACATTTGATAAACTACTTCCGTCTTCTTCATCAACCTTTTGGATTAGCATCTTATCTCTGTCTTCAGAGTTGAACCAATAGTCAACAACCTTATTCAAGTTACCTACAAAGGCTCCAAATAAAATCAACAACATTTCTTTCCAGTTTTCAGCAATCTCAACTTGGAACATAACTGCCATATTGATACCAAAAATTATGAAAAAGAACAAGAATAAAATAATCCCTGTAATTTTCCATCTATTAGATTGCATCTGTTGCAACATATAATAGAAACGGTTTTTATCTTCCACCTTAACGTATGGTGTTTCTCCAAATAACATTCTTTTTAATCTACTCATTTTTTTTATTTTTATTTTTTATTTATCTTCTTTGTTAGGACTCGCTCCATACTTCACCCCAAGTATTGTTCCCACTATACTGAAACTGTTTGTTAACAGGATACCAAACATATTACTCCAAGTGGAACCGATGATGTCAGTATCCATCCCTATTGTCATAGAATAAACATATATTCCAGTGGTTATGGTTCCAACACCAATGATTACATAAAGAGCAACTCTAACAATATTGTTAATCAACTCAAATTGAGTTTTCTTTTGAATTAAATCTAAATTGTTTTCCGCTTCGTTCTTTGCGTTTTCAGCAATAATTCTTGCTTGTTCTGATTTAGCCATTTCCTGTTGGAGCTCATCTGTCAATCTTAAATTCTCTTGTTTCCATTCATTTAGTTCTCTGTTTTGAACTTCAAATGTTAGTTTTGACTCCTCAACATTTTTTAATGTTTCTTGGAGTTCTTCCATCATTGTCTGATTGGCCTCATTAAGTTTGGTTAATTCAGCATTTTGTGTTTGGACTTGTTTTGTCATTTCCAAACGTTTTCTCCTCGCAGCAATATCTTTATCAACACATTGTTTTAAATAAGTTTTAAACTCATCATCACCCTCAGGGTCAATAAGTTTAACTATGTTCCCCTCCAACCCAATGTTCTTGGATTGAAGGAGTTCAATTAGTTCTTTTTTAGTATCTTTACTTAAAACAATCATTTGTAAACTTTAAACGGTGCGGTTCTGTTTTTGTATCCTTCGTAATCTTTTTTGAATTCTTCCAATCTTGGTTCAATATCATCGGACTTAATAATCCAAAACTGAGCTCCCGCCTGAACTGCTTTAGCCTGTTCTTCAGGTTCATTACTTGAAGATATAATACCAATCACTACGTGGTTACCATATTCAAAGTTAACCTTACGGATAAGCTCAATACCATCAAATGATGAACCTATAATGTTTAAATCAACAAAAACACACTCTGGTCTTCCGTCAGATTTCTTCTGCCAATCGGCAAATAATTTAGCAGCTTCGTCTGAACTATTCAAACTCTTTAATGACAATGTAATGTCTAACAAGGAGCAACTGTCCTCAAAAACCAAGTGGAATAAATCCTCGTCATCCACTAATAAGATTGAATCAATCATTTTTTTCTTTCTCTTTTATTTTATTTTTATTTTCATTTTGGTCCCACTTTCAATTTTCTCACAAGTTAATTTGAAACCATGCTCTTCTAATATCGCAACACATATATTCAATCCAAGACCCTTTTCGTCACCAGTGACATCCGCCTTCTTTGAATACTTTGTTAAATGTTTTTCAAAATCTTTTTGTGAGAACCCTCTACCGTTGTCCTCAACTATTAAATATTCTTCTTCGTTATATATTTTAACTCTTTTAACTTCACTATCATTATATGACAGTCCATTCTTAATTAAGTTTTCAACCGCATTACAGAATAAAGTTTCGTTAACTTCCATATCGGTTAAATCGGATATCTCAACTTGTGAACTATAAGAATTTGGTGAAATGTATTTCCATATCAAATCTTTAGTGTTAACCAAAGTTTTATTCAATACCACATTTTGTTTAACAAGATTTGTGAATTCATAAACACTCTTGTATACTCTTTGTGTATGACTTAACCCTTCTTTAACCATCTTTAACGCACCCTCAATCTTTAATCTTTGGATGTCTTCAGTAGTTAATCTCTTTTCTAATGATGTAATACCTCTTGGCATATATGTGTTAATACCGGAGTGCATATCATGTCTGATGATTCTAGCTGCGTGTTCCAGGTAACTATTCTTCTTGGCAATATCATTAAGTTGTTCTTCAATCTCAACGTCTTGAACCTGTATTCTCTTTCTTTGTAACACAACCGCAACTACTAAACCAAGTAACGCCAAACCACTTAACGCAATATAAAGATATCTTTTAAGTTTGTCCTGTTGTATCTTTAACTCATCGTTCTGCCCAATCAAGTTACCATTTGCGTCTTTAAGTTCACCACCTGTTAATGTTAAGTTGATGATATTCTTTTCCTTTTCTAATCCAGTTAATGTTCCTTTCTTTGTTTTAATAAGTTCCTCGTTTGCTCTTGCCTTAATTAAATTATCAATCTCTTGTCTTAATTCAGTAATCTTATTGTCAATTTGAGTTAATACTTTCTGTAAATCTTCTTTAGGTAACTCATCATAACTCTGTGGAAGGTCAGTCATAAATTTAACATCCGCTTCCAAAAGTTTCACATCTTCCTGACTTAATTCTTTTGGGTTGTCAAATATTTTATCAGGTTCAATCCAACTTGGTATAATCTTATCAGGAATTAAATCCCTAATTCTCATTTCAGATACAACCATACTGTCTGTTTGAGTTTCAGGGTCTATCCAACTTGCGTTAATTCCATCAATTAAAGTATCTTGTCCGTTAACATTAATGAAACAAAATAGTGTGAGTAAAACAATAATTATTCTTTTCATTTACTATCGTAATTAAATTTATTTTTCCATATAACTCTTTCAAGTAATTCGTCTTGGAAATTTCGGAACCTAATTACTTTTTGATAATCAATATACATTAAAGATTCATTTCCATATGTCTCTCTCCACTTATCGTATTTTTTCATTTGAGACGGAGTCATACGTTCAAGTATTAATGACCCATCGGAATCAATAAACATATTGAAATGTTTAAGATTTAAAAATAAAACATCTTTATATGGAGGTAATGTATAGAGAAGTGTTGGTCCAACCGCCATTTCATAGATTGTTAGGTTTAATTCATCATATTGCTTTAATAATGTATCTGAATTATACTGCACCACTTCTAAACTATTCAGACACTCTAATAGAGCGTTAGACAAACTATCAATATCAGCTTTTTGGTTATTAGTCTCTTGTTCAAGTACTTTAATTCTACCCACATACTCCTGAACTTTCGCATTATTTTCTTTTATTAATCTTGAGTTTTTTTCAATCATCTTATTAATATTGTCAGATTGCTGAATTGTTAAAATAACAACAGAATCTCCTCTGAAGATGGTTTTAATTGGGTATTTTGTCTGTGAATAGGATATCATTCCAAACAACACAAATAATAATACTAACAATACCTTTCTCATTTTATTTTAATTTTCATTTTAGTTCCAATTTTATTTTTTTCACAAGTGATTTCAAATCCGTGCTCTTCTAAAATTGCAACACAGATATTGAGACCCAAACCAGTTCCTGATTCTTTCTGTCCTTCTTTTCTTGTATAAGGTTTAGATAAATGATTAAAATCCTCTTGAGTAATTCCTCTGCCATTATCTTGGATATAAATGAAATCACCCTCAGAATATATCTTAACAAACTTTGTTGCTGAGTCGTTATACTTTAAACCATTTCTGATTAGGTTATCCACCGCGGTACAGAACAATGGTTCATTCAATTCAATTGTTGGTAGATTATCATCTAATATTACCTGACTAGCATATGCCGTTGATGATAAGTAATCGTCAAGAATCACTTTGATATTACACTCGTCTTTATTTAGTACCACATCTTTCTTAACAAGATTGGTAAACTCATAAACACCTTTATAAACTTTCTGTGAATGTTTAAGTCCCTCCTTAATCATTTTAAGTGGGGCTTCAATTTTAAGATTAACTATATCTTCTTGAGTTAATCTTCTTTCTAATGAGTTAACACCTCTTGGCATATATGTGTTAATACCAGAGTGCATGTCGTGTCTTAATATTTTAGCAGCATGTTCTAAATAGGTATTTTTTCTTTCAATCTCTTTTGATTGTAAAACTTTGTCGGTAATATCTACCGCAATTTTCATAACTCTAACTGACTGTCCATTATTGTCAAAAATTGGATTATATGTTGCCTGTAACCAAATTTCTTCACCATTTTTTTTAATTCTATTAAACTGTGCAGATACAAAGTCTCCATTTTTTAACTTAGACCAAAATTCTTTATACTCATCTGATTTTGAATATTCTTCCGTACAGAATATACGGTGGTGATTCCCCTTTAATTCTTTTAGAGTATAACCCATAACATTACAAAAGTTTTGGTTAGCGTAAATTATATTCCCTGATAAATCAAACTCAATCACCGCATTAGATTTGTTAATAGCGTTCATTCTGTTTCTAATATCCAATTCTTTTGTCTTTAAATCGGTAATGTCTTGTCTAATGGAGGAGAACCCTTCTAATTTACCATTAGCATCAAATCTAGCTCTAATATAGGTATCAACATAATATAAACTACCATCCTTAGCTTTATTACAAACAATGTCATTCCATATCTCACCCTTCATAACCGTTTCATACATCTTACCCCAGTATCCATCAGGTTGTAACCCAGAGTTTACGATTGAGTGGTCTTTACCAATAACTTCTTCAAGTTTCCATCCTGAAACCTGTTCAAACTTATCGTTAACATAAGTTATTCTACCTTTTCTATCTGTGATGGATATAATTGCGGCTTTGTCAATAAACTTATCTGTCTCGTCAAGTTTTTTGGTTTGCTCACCAGTGATTCCACGAATTATTAATGTGAAAAGTGGGATAAATAGTAAGAAACAAATATATTCAACACCTCTTGTTACTCTTGTTGATTCCTGAATTTCAAGTAAAACAGATGTTTTAACGACAAAGAAAACAGACATTATGATAATTGATAGAAGTAAATATATTTTTGTATTTTTTGTCATATTTTATAAATATAATAAAACTTTAATTAGGACATATTAATTATGTCCCATGTTCCATCAAAATGTTCAACCAAACATGTTGAATTTTCACAAAAATCTCCAGAATTCATATAATCAATTTCCATCTTTGGCTGATGGATATGTCCACATACCGCAACGTCATATCCCTTTTGATTGGCAAGCGCTTTAGCATTTGTCTCAAAATCAGATACAAAGTTAATAGCCCCTTTAACAGATTGTTTAATTGTATTTGCTAAAGAATGATATGGTAAATTAAACCACTTTCGTACCTTATTATAAAACGTATTGAACTTAATGACAATATCGTAAGAATATCCACCAATCACCGCTAACCACCTTGCCTCCATAATTACAAAGTCCAAAACATCTCCGTGAAAACAAAAATAAGTTCTACCATCAATACCAACATATACATATTTTCTAACAATCCTTATGTTATTTAATTTGAATGGGATAAAATCCTTTAAAAAATCATCGTGATTACCTCGTATGTAAATAACCTTAGTTCCTTTCTCTGACATCTTCATAAATTTTCTGAATATTTTGGTACAATTTGGTGTCCATTTACCGTTACCTTTAAGTGCCCACCCATCAATAATATCACCATTTAATATTAATATATCAGAAGAATTATTATCCAAGAATTCTATTATCTTATCTGTTTGTGATTGTCTTGCTCCAAGATGTAAATCACTCATTATAATTGTCTTATAGTTATTCATCCCCAATAATTTTGACCATCTTCAAAGAAACTTTTATTATTACGATTTAAAAATGAACCAATCATTAACTTTGTCATATACCAAAGTCCTTTGTTTTCAAATCTTCTTGGTGGTGTTAAAACAACTGAGTCATAAATTTTAAACTTGTTTGTCTTTATTTGTTTTGAAAACAGATAATCCTCAGCAACTTTGGCCGATTCATCAAAACCTCCAATTCTATTAAACGTTGAAGTTCTGACCATCATAAACCCACCTAAACAAAATGGTGTAATTAATCTGAAAACTATTTGGATTAAATCAAATACCCTGAAAACATAATTGTATTTACCTGTTGAACTTCTAACTTTACAGGTTACCAAGTCCAATCTCCCATTAACCATGTTATCTAAACAACCTTTGATTAACTTTGGGTCATTCAAAAATATATCCGAATCTAAAAATAGAATGTATGGTGTTTCAGATTGTTCAGCTCCGTTATTCCTTGCTTTGGAAGGTAAC